GGGCGCCTTGCGCGCGGCCATAAATCACGCGTTTTCAACGAGATACAGCTGTTATAGTCGGGTCGGTGGTGCATGCGTGTGCAGTCTCGAGGGGGATCGGATGGGGTTCACAGGGGATCAATGGGTCGAGCGGGGCCAATGGTGGCCGGGGATGTTTGGGCGGTTGCTGATGGGGGTGCGGGCCGTCGATCCAGGGTGGGAGGATTTCGTCCGGCATTTCGTCCTAAAGGGCGGCGTGCCGTTGGAGTGGCGCGGGGCCGTGCCGGATGCCGCGATGCGGGTCGCGGTGGCCGCGGTCGCGGGCGCGGACGCGGGGGCGTTGGCGCGTCGGCTGAAAGCGTTGGAGTGGCGGGAAGACGGTTTGTAGATGCACGGGCAAGAGGGTGGATTGAGGGGCGAAATGGAATAGGTGGTGTAGCAATGAAGTTTCCAAAGGGTCCAGCAGTTCGTGTGAGCGTCCGAAAGGAACACATCACGACAGCGGTGGAGGCAAATTCCACAAAGTGTTGGATTGCCGAAGCGGTGCGGGCCGCGATCCCGAAAGCGCAAAACGTGGCGGTAGATGTGGCGACGACGCGATTCAGTGATTTGGAGGCTGGGTATCGTTACGTCTATCTGACGCCGTACGCTGCACAAAAGGCCTTGTTAGAATTTGACGAAGGCATCACGCCGGCGCCGTTTAGTTTTCTGCTGCGAAATGCCCACGTCACGCGCGCGGGTACCCAGCCGGCAACGAAGGCGCGGCGGGCGAACACGAAGGCGAAGCGGCAAAAACACCATGATCCTGTTCAGATGATCAGGACCGAACGCGATGCCGAGAAAGGTGCATTGCCGCGGCGAGCGGGTGGGAAGCGTCCACCGCAGTTACGCTCCTTGCGTCAGTTCGGCGTGCGAGCATTCCGCGGAGCATCAAAGGCACGCCTGGAAGCGTTAGCAGGCGCGACAAAATGACGTGAACGGGCAACAACGGTTTGACGAGGCGTGGGGCATTCCGGCGCCGCGGGGCCGGGGCCGGCCGCGGCTCGAGGATGACGACAAAGCGAAGCGCGGGACGTTGCGGCCGCATCGGGTCCGCGCGCGGCTCGCGGCGCTGGCGAAGGCAGAACCGGCGCCGACGGCGGCGCTCGTGCCGGCGCGCGACTACGCGACGATCGCGGGGACGTATGCGGCCGATGTCCTGGCGGGCCGGATCGTGGCGTGTCGGTGGGTGCGCCTGGCGCTCGAGCGGGACGCGCGCGATCGGGCGACGTGGGGCGACGCCGGCGCGTACGCCTGGGATCCGGCGCAGGGCGCCGCGGCGTGTCACTTTCTCGAGCAGTTGCCGCACGTCGAAGGCGCGTGGTCGACGGCGACGGTCCGGCTCGAGCCGTGGCAAGTGTGGTTCGTGCTGACGCTCTACGGCTGGCGGCAACGGGCCGAACCGGCGCGGCGGCGGTTTACGTCGGTGTATCTCGAGCTCGGACGGAAGGGCGCGAAATCGACGCTCATGGCCGGCCTGCTGCTATATCACGTCTGCCGGGAAGATGAACCGGGCGCGTCGGTCGTGTGCGGCGCGTCGACGGGCGCGCAAGCGCGGATCGTGTTCACGATCGCACAACGGATGGTCCGGCGGTCGCTGTGGTTGCGGGAACAAGGGCTCCAGGCGTTTCAGCATTCGATTTTCACGCCGGACGCGGTGATCAAACCGATCAATTCCAAAGCGTCGACGCAGGACGGGCTGAATCCGTCGTGTATTGTGCTCGACGAAGCGCACGCGCAAACCTTCGCGCTGCATGATGTGTTGAAAAGCGCGCAAGGGGCGCGGCGGAATCCGCTGCTCCTGTGTCCGACGACGGCCGGCTATAACCTGCTCTCAGTCGGGTACGCGCTCCGCACGACGGTGACGAAGGTGCTCGAGCGCGCCGTGTCGGTCGATCATTTGCTCGGGCTCGTGTACGGGTTGGACGCGGACGACGATTGGCGCGATGAACGGGTCTGGATCAAAGCCAATCCCATGATCGGCGTCACGCCGTCGTATGAGTGGGTCAAAAATTACTGCGCGGACGCGCAAGCGACGCCGGGGCTCGAGGCGGAGTTCCGGATCAAGGTCTGCTCGGAGTGGGCGAACGCGGCAAGCTCGTGGCTGTCGTTGTCGGCGTGGGATCGGTGTGCGGATCCGTCGCTGCGGCTCGAGCAGTTCGCCGGGGCGCCGTGCTGGATCGGGGGCGACCTGGCGCAACTCGACGACCTGGCGGCGGTCGCGTATGTGTTCGAACGGGCCGGCAAGCTGGTCGCGTTCGTGCGGTTCTATTTGCCGGAACTCGTGGTGCAATCGCGGGCGCGCGCCATTCCGCAATATCTCGAGTGGGTCCGCGAGGGGCTGTTGACGCTGACGCCGGGGAATATGATCGACTACGCGACGATCGAAGCGGATCTCCGCGCGGCGTGCCGGCGGTTCGAGGTGCGCGCGCTGGTCTTCGATCAATACGGATCCGTGCAATTAACGGGATCGCTGGCGAACGACGGCTATCCGGCGCGGGTCGAACCGAAAAGCGCGAAAACGATGACGCTGCCGGCGCGGGAGCTCGAGGGGCGCGTCAATGCGGGCTTGTTCGCGCACGATGGGAACTCGTGTTTGCGGTGGCAAGCGTCGAATGTGGTCGTGACGCGGCGCACGGATGATACGTTATTGCCGAAGAAAGATACCGCGGAGTCCGCCAACAAGATCGACGGGATCGATGCGCTGCTTGAAGCGATGGGCGCCTGGCTCGCGGAGCAGGCGCGCGCGGCGCCGGCGTATCAGATGGTGATCATGTGATCCGACATTGGCAGTTGTGGCGGATTTGGACGCGGGGATGGGGCGTGCGCGATTGGTGGGCGTATTTCAGACGGGACGGGTTGCCGATTAGCGTGGCGTGGGTGTTACCGCGGGCCGTGGTGTATTGGTGTTATGTGCGGGTGACGGTGGCGACGGCGCCGGATCCGTCGGTGTTGACGTTTGGCGACGTCTGTAAGGTGTGGCGGGAAAAGGGCACGGGTAAATGACGGCCGGCGATCCGCTGAAACCGAACGGGCGCGGCCGGCCGCGGCTCGAGGCGGACGAACGAACGATCAACGTGACGTTTACGCTGTCGCCGCGACAGTATGCCACGCTCTGCCGGCACGCCCGGCGCCGGCGCGTCTCCACGTCGGCATTGTTGCGATCGATGCTCGCGCGCTATCCGGGTTTCGCGTCAATTTCCTAACAATTCGATTTTCACAACATTTAAATCGGCCCGGCGCCGGCCGGGCGGTATCGTCTCGGCCCATGGCGGACGCGTCCTATCTGGTCCTTGAGGTCAAAGCGATCGACGCGGGCGCGCGCACGTTTTCCGGGTTTGCGACGACGCCGGGGCTCGACCTGGGCGGCGATCGCGTGAATCCGTTTGGGGTGCGCGTCACGAATCCGATCCCGCTGCTGATGTACCACGATCGCACGCGGCCGATCGGCACGGCGGTGTTACACGCGGCGACGCCGGCCGGGATCCCGTTCACGGCGACGCTCGCGGACGTGCCGGAACCGGGCGTGTTGCGCGATCGGGTGCTCGAGGCGTGGCACTCGATTAAGGCGGGCCTGGCCTGGGCGGTGTCGATCGGCTGGCGTCCGCTCGAGAACGGCGTCAAGTATCTGAAAGATGGCACGCGCGATCTACTTGCAATACAGGTGCATGAACTCTCGATCGAATCGCTGCCGATGAATCCGGCCGCGGTGATCGACACGATCAAAAGTTTGGCGGCCGCGTCAGGCCGGAACTCTGCGGGCGTCTCCGCAATTTCAGCAATGGGGCGGAGCATGACGATTGCAGAAGCGATCACGGGATTTGAACACAAGCGCGCGGCGCTGATGGGACAAGCGAACGCGATCATGGACGCGCATCCGGGCGAAACGCTCGACGCGACGGACGCGGATCGCTATGACGGGCTGCTGCTCGAGGTCAAGAGCATTGATGCGCACCTGACGCGGGAGCGCGCGCGCGAGGCGGCGGCGGTCGCGACGGCGACGAAGCTCGAGACGGGCGGGATCAAAACGATCACGCCGGGGAGCACGGGGCGCGTCGTGTCGGTCAAGGCGAACGTCCCGCCGGGTCAGGGGTTCGTGCGCCAGGCGATGGCGATCATTGCCGGCAAGGGCTCGCGGAGTGACGCGATCCGGATCGCGGAAGAACGCTGGCCGGACATGCCAGAAGTGGCGCTCTCGCTGAAAACGGTCGTGGCGCCGGCGACGACGACGGGCGCGTCCTGGGCGAAGCCGCTGGTCAATCCGCCAGGCGGATCGGCGGAGTTCATGGCGATGCTCCGGCCGGCCACGGTGATCGGCCGCATTCCGGGCTTACGCGACGTGCCGTTCAACGTCGCGGTCCCGATGCAGATCGGCGGCGGCACGTACGGATGGGTCGGGGAAGGCAAACCGAAGCCGCTGACGCAGTTGGCGTTTCAGTCCTTGTCGCTGACGCGGACGAAGATCGCGGGGATCCTGCTGATGACGGAGGAGCTCGCGCGGAGCTCGGATCCGAAAGCGGAGGAGATTTTCCGCCAGGACATGATTGCCGGGATCGGGGCGTTCAAGGATGCGCAGTTCTTGGATCCGGCGGTGGCGGAAGTCGCCGGGCTGCATCCGGGATCGATCACGAATGGCATTTCGGGATCGGCGGCGACGGCGGATCCGGCGGCGGATATTGCGGCCATGCTCGGCAAGTTCACGGCGGCGAACATTCCGTTGTCGAACGTGTCGATCGTGCTGTCGGAGTCGAACGCGTTTTCGCTTTCGATGTTCAAAACCGTCGGCGGCGAATCGATGTTTCCGGGTATGTCCGTGGCGGGCGGGTCGGTGGGCGGCGTGACCGTCGTGCCGTCGAATGCGGCCGGCACGAATGTGATCGGCGTCGCGGGGCCGTACATCCTGTACGCGGACGATGGGGCCGTCGAAATTGATGTGTCGAATCAGGCGTCGGTGCAAATGGAAACGGCGCCAATGGATCCGGCCGATGCGACCGTGGTCCACACGTCCCTCTGGCAGAACAACCTGGTGGGTCTGCGCGCGGAACTGTTCGTGAACTGGAAGCGGTCCCTGTCGGGATCGGTCCAGTTGATCACGGGCGCGGCCTGGGCGCCGTAGGTACCCTCACGGCGTGCTGGTGGGCCGGTCGCGCGGGTTCCTGGGCGGGGCAAGCGCGGCCGGCCTGATTTCGTTCTTGGTGGAGTGCAAGGGGGTCGGGTGCGGGTCCTGGGGCTCGAGATTCGCCGGGCATTGAAGCCGGTCGCGGCGCGACGGGACGGCGGCGGGCCGGTCGTGATCCGGGAGCCGTTTACGGGCGCCTGGCAATCGAACGCGGACCTGACGGCCGACGGCGTGTTCTGCAATCCGGTCCTGTTCGCGTGTCTCGATTTGATTGCGCGCGAGATCGGGAAGATGCGGCTCCGCCTGGTCGCGCGCGACGCGATCGGCATCTGGCACGAAACCACGAATCCCGCGTATACGCCGGTGCTCCGCCGGCCGAATCGGTACCAGACGACACAAAAGTTTGTGGAGTGCTGGATCCTGTCGAAGTGCGCGCACGGGAACGCCTACATCCTGAAAGAGCGCGACGCGCGCGGCGTGGTCAAGGCGCTCTATCCGTTGGATCCGGCGCGCGTGTCGGTGCTCGTGAGCGACGATGGCGGCGTGTATTACGAGCTCGCGGCCGATGTGCTGAAGCAAGTGCCGCGGAGCGACACGGGCGGGATCGTGGTGCCGGCATCCGAGATCATTCACGATCCGATGGTGCTGTTGTGGTCGCCGCTGATCGGCGTGTCCCCGATTACGGCGTGCGGCGCGACGGCGCTCCAGGCGCTCAGCATTCAACAGGATCAATCGACGTTCTTCCAAAACGGCGCGCGGCCGTCGGGGGTGCTCAAGGTACCGGGGGCGCTGACGACGGAGAAAGCGGCGGCGCTGAAGCAACAATTTCGCGAACTGTTCAGCGGGGCGAATAGCGGCAACGTCGCGGTGCTGACGGACGGGATGTTGTTCGAACCGATGCGCATGAACGCGGTTGATACACAGCTGATCGACCAATTGAAACTGAGCGGCGAAACGATCTGCGCCTGCTACCACGTGCCGTTCTACATGGTGAACCAGGGCGCGGCGCCGGCGAATCTCGATGCCGAAAGCCTGGTGCAGTTGTTCTATTCCCAGTGCTTGCAGAGTCTCACGACGGCGTTTGAGACGTCACTGGATGCCGGGCTCGAGCTCGCGGACGATCTGGGGACCGAGTTCGACATTGACGATTTGATCTGGATGAACTCCGACGTGCGGACGCGATCCGCGAAGGAGTCGATCGGATCGGGGGCGCTGTCGCCGGACGAAGCGCGCGCGAAGTACTTCGGCCTCGGGCCGGTGCCGGGCGGCGCGTCGCCGTACATGCAGCAACAATATTTCAGTCTCGAGGCGTTGGCGGCGCGGGACGCGGCCGAACCAGCGCCGGCGACGGGGACGGCGGCGGACGCCATGCCGGCCGAAGTCAAAGCGGCGCCGGCGCTCGAGGCCGCGGCGCTGGATGTGGCGGCGTATGGGGCGCGGACGCGGGCGGCGCTGCTGGCGCGGCGGGAGAGGTGGATCGATGCTGTCGCCTGAGCAATTGGCCGAAGTGATCGGCGGCGCGATCGAGGGGATCCTGGGCGCGGCGCTCGCGGGGATGCGAACGCGGCTGGCGGTGCTCGAGGCGCGCGCGGAATTCGCGCCGGACGCGAAAAGCCTGGGGGCGCTCGGGGAACGGCTGGCGGCGCTCGAGGCGCGGCCGGCGGTGCCGGGCCCGGCGGGGAAAGACGGGGCGCCGGGCGCCGCGGGCGTCGATGGGTTGGGGTTCGGGGATCTGGTGCTCGAGCAGGTGAACGATCGGGATCTGGTGGTCAAGGCGATGGTCGGGGATCGGGTGCGCGAGCTCGGGCGCGTGTCGTGGCCGGTGATGCTCGATGCCGGTGTCTGGGCCGCGGGCCGGGCGTACGCGAAGGGCGACGCGGTGACGTACGGCGGATCGCTGTGGGTCTGTCAGCAGGCGGGCGCGACGGCGCGGCCGGAAACGGCGGAGGGCGCGCGGGCGTGGCGCCTGGCGGTCAAACGCGGCCGGGACGGGCGCGGGGATCGGGTATGACAGATCTGGTCACGATCGACGACGCGAAAACACACCTCAAGATCTTTGATACCGACCATGACGCGGAAGTCCAGGCGCGGTTGGACGATGCGACGGCGTGGGTGATCGGGTATCTGAATCAGCCGATCGATCCGGCCTGGGATGACACGACGGTGCCGGGGCCGGTGCGCGCGGCGGTGCTCGTGTATCTCACGTTCCTCTGGGTGCATCGCGACGACTGGGCGAACGACGGGATCGAAACCGGCACGCACGCCGGGATCGCGAATCTGTTGCGCCAGTGGCGGGATCCGGCGATCGCGTAATGGGGATCGGCGCCTGGCGGACACGCGCGGAGTTTCTGACGCCGGTGCATACGCCGGCGCCGGACGGGAGTTATACGGAAACGCTCGTGCCGCTGGTGCCGCAATTTCAGGACGTGGGGATCCGGCCGGCCGGCGCGCGGGATCTGGAACGCCTGACGGCGGGCACGGTGAGCAGTACGGCGGGGTTTGTGGTCGAGACGTGGTGGCATCCGGGCGTGACGATGGAGACGGTGTTGCGGGTGCCGGGCGCGGCCGGCGATCGGGTGCTGTCGGTCCTGTACGTGGGCAATCCGGACGGCCAGCACACGTATCTGGAACTGCTCGTGGCGGAGCGGGTGTTGTAATGCCGCGGGGGCCACGGGGGCCGCATCTCGCGACGTGGGCCGGGCTGCCGGCGTTCGCGGCGGATCTGAAAGCGTTGCCGCAGAACGTGGTGGACGCGGCGACGCCGATCGTCGCGACGTGGGGCACGAAAACCGCGGCGCAGATTAGTCTGAATTATCCGGTCGTGACGGGCATCCTAGCGGCGCGGGTGCGGTCGACGCTCGAGTTTGGCGCGGCGTTTGGGGTGCGCGCGAAGGTCGTGAGCGCGGCGCCGCACGCGCATCTGTACGAGAAAGGGTCATACAAAACGGGGCGACGCTTCACGGGGAAGCGCGGCGGGCCGCGGGCGAATCGGGGAATCATGCCGGCGGCGCCGGTCGGGCGCGCGTTTATTCCCCAGATGCAGGCGGCGCGACGCGAGCTCTATCCGGTGTTGGCGCGGCTCCTGGCGTCGTTCGGGTTTCGCGTGACGGGGGATCTGAGTGGATAGCGCGGCGATTGACGCGGCGCTCGTGGCGTATCTGCGCGTCGACGTGACGCTGGCCGGGTTGCTGCCGGATGGCGTCTGGTTGGACGCGGCGCCGCAAAACTCGGAAGTCTACACGCTGGTGCGGCTGGTGGAGTCGCGCGACGAGGGCACGTTCGACGGGCGCGGGTTTGAAGTCGTGGCGTATGAGGTGCTGGCGGTCGGCATGAGTCGCGCGATCGACGGCGCGACGCTGGCGGAGGGCGCGGCACGGATTGATGCGCTGCTCGACGGCGCGCAAGTCCAGCCGGTGGGGTATCCGGGGCCGGCGACGGTCGCGCGCGTCGGGCGGATTCGCGGGGCGCTGGATCTGGCCGATGAAGATCGGTCGGTGCGGTGGTTTCGCCGCGGCGGGGTCTACGAAGTGATGGCGCCGAACTAACGGCGCGGAGGGCGGATCATGATTCTGACAGGACGATACGGCGAAGTCTGGTACGCGCCGGCGCCGTCGCCGGGCACGCTGGCGAAAATCGCGTCGATCAACACGTTCAAACTCGATAGCAAGGCGGACTACGAGGATGTGACGTGCTTCGGGGATACCAACAAGGTCTACATTCCGGGCCTGATCGACATGAGCGGATCGTTTGCCGGGTTCTGGAATAGCGCCGATCTGACGCTGTTCGAGGCGGCCGTGGCGACGGAGCCGGGGACGCTGAAGCTCGTGCCGAACAACACCGAGCCGTTGTTCTACTGGACGGGCCTGGCGTACCTCGATGCGTCGATCGAGTGCACGTTGCAGGCGCCGAAGGTGACGGGGACGTTCAAAGCGGCGGCGTCCTGGACCGGACCGGAGCAGGCGTCGACGCTCCGCGGCGGCGGCGACGCGACGCGGGTCCAGCACGCGGCGTAAATGGCGGGCGGGCGGTCTACGGTCCGCGCGACGGGGCGGGCCGGGCTGCTGACGATCGGCGGCTACACGACGGCGGCGGTGTTGGGACCGTGGGCGCTCGTGCCGGCGCCGGCCGGCGGCGCCTGGCGCGTGTCGTCGACGATCGTCCGCGTGGCGCTGCCGCGGGGGTTGTGGGCGCGGGATCTGTGTTTCCAGGCGCCGGAACTGACGGGCGCCGCGGTGTGGCGCGTGCGGTCGTTTACGGTGACGGGCACGGCGATCGGGGCGGATCTGGATCCGCCCGTCAAATAAGGGGGCGACGTGGGGCGGTTTGTCCGGCCGGAAACGGTGACGTTGACACTCGAGGATGGCGCGCGCGTGATCGTGCGGCGCCGGCTGAATACGGGGCAACAAACGGCGCGCATGGTCCGCATGTACGCGGCCGGCGTCGACGATCCGGGCAAGCTCACGGTCAAGGTGTTCGAGGTCGGGCGGGCGACGGTCCTGGCGTATCTGCTGGATTGGACGCTGGCGGACGACGACGGGGAGCTCGTGCCGATTCGGGGCATTTCCGGCGACGAGCTCGAGGCGGTGTTAGACGCGCTCGCGCCGGACGCGTTCCGCGAAGTGCGCGAAGCGATCGAGGCGCACGAAGCGAAGGAAACCGCGGCGCGCGCGGCCGAAAAAAAAACGATCCGGCCTGGAGCGATCGCGTGAGAACCAATCTGCGGATTGCGCGGCGCTGCGGCTGGCGGTACGAGTGGGTCGACGCGCTCGATCCGGACGTCTACGCGGTGCTCTGCGACGATTTGCGCGACGAGCAAACGGCGGACGCGGCGGGGTAGTTCATGCCGATTACCGGAACGTTCCTGGCCGATTTCTCGCAATTCGTGTCCGAGGTCAACACCGCGGTCGTCGCGCTCGACGGGTTGACGAGTGACGCCGACAAAGCGCAAGCGGCGCTGACGGAAGTGGCCGGCGTGGATCCGGCCGGCCTCGAGGCGACGGCGGCGGCGGCGAAGGATCTGGGGACCGCGGTCGCGGACGTGCATCCGGGGCTGACGGCGACGGCGACGGCGGCGCGGCAGGTGACGCAGGACACGGACAGCATGAGCGGGGCGTTTGCGCAGGCGAAAAGCCTGGCGGCGGCGCTCGGGATCGGGTTGTCGGTGGGCGCGGTCGTGGCCTACGGGCGCGCGATGATCGACACGGCCGGCCAGATTCAAAAGATGGCGGACGCGACGGGGTTGACGACGGATCAAGTACAAGGGCTGATGGCGGCGGCGGATCAAACCAGTACGCCGATCGGCGCGTTCGAATCCGCGATCCAGGCGTTGCAGCAAAAAATCGGGTCCGGCGATACGGGGTTGATTGCGGCGACGCGGGCGCTCGGGTTGTCGTGGGACGAGCTCCGCCGGATGTCGCCGTATGAGGCGATGACCACGTACGCCGGCGCGTTGCAAGGCGTCGACGATCAAAACCGGCAAGCGGCGCTCGGCGTCGACGTGTTCGGGAAGTCGTGGCGGGAGCTCGGCGCCGCGGTCAAGGCGGGGGCACTCGAGGTCGCGGACAATGCGCCAAAGATGAGCGCCGGCGCGATTACGACGCTGAACGCGCTCGATGCCAAGCTGAAAGAAACGAAGCAAAACTTTCTGGTATTTGCGGCGGACATCGTGGCGGCGATGGCCGGCGAGAAAACATCCGAGGGGCTGAAGCACGCGAAGGAACAGGCGGACGCGGCGGCGGCGGCGTTGCCGAAGGTCACGGACGCGGCGCGGGCGATGGTGGAGCCGCTCACCGTCTCGACGACGGCGACGATCAATTTGGCGTTGCAGCAACGGTTACTCGCGGCCGATGTCGAGCGGGCGGCGGCGGCGGCGGCGTTCCTGACTAAGTGGAAGGACGCGATGGTCGAACTCCACGACGTGGGGCAGACCTGGTATCAAACGCTGCTGTCCATCGATGGCGAAGTGGTCGAAGCGGTGCGCTATTACCTGGCGGCCGGCGTGCAACAGGGCGTATTGGCGGCGGCGTATGGGTTGACGTCGGAGCAGGTGGCCGCGGTCGCCGATGGGGTGAAGGCGTACACGGGCGCCAACGAGGCGGCGTTGGCGATCGGCGCGAAGGTGCTCGAGGCGCACGCGGCCGAAGTCAAGGCGCTCCAGGACGACGTAAACGCGCGGAACGCGGCGATCCTGAAAACCAAAGAGGCGGACGCGACCAATCAGGCCTATTACGTGCGGCTCGCGGACGAGGCGCGCGTCGCGTACGAAATTGCGGCGCAGGCGGGGAGCGGCTACACGGCGGCGCGGATCGAACAATTGCGGCAAGAGTCCGAGGCGGCGACGGCGACGCTCCAGAATTGGCAAACCGCCGCGGAGCAGGCCATGAGTAGCACGGGCAACGCGGTCGACGCGACGCGCGCCCAGATCGCGGCGTTGAATGCCGAACTTGCGACGCCGTTGGCGACGATCCGGGGCGAGGTGGCGCCGGGCTACGTGTCGCCGTTCGGGCCGGTGCCGGGGATGGGCGGCCGACTCCCCGCGGGCGCGGGGGGCAGCGTGTCGGCGGCGGACGCGGACGCGTATCGGCCGGCGAGCTATGGCGCGCTTGGGAATGTGTTTATTCAGCCGCCGACGAGTCTGGTCGGGCGGTTTCGCACGGAGGCGCCGGTCATCAACGTGCAGTCCGGCGCCGTGACGATGAACTACCCGATCATGAATGATCCGGCGGCGTTGCAGCAATTGGGCGATACGGTCGGGCGCGCGATCCTGTCGAACGTGACACGCACGGGCACGCCGGTATGAGTGCCTATCCGGCGACGTGTCTGCTCGGGCATCGGCTGAACGCGTTTCGCCTGGGGCATGTGTCGCCGGCGATCTACATCCAGATCGGCGGCGCCTGGACGGGCGCGGCGCAAGGCGTGATTATTGATTCCCTGGCGATTCAAGATCGGCTCAACGACGAAGCGAATACGCTCATCGCGACGATCCGCGGGACGAAGCCGGTCGAAGGCGGCGCGATCCGCGTCGCGCTCGGGAGTCACAATGCGGCGCCGCTGTTTGCCGGGACCCTGTTGCGGGTGACACGGGTCTGGGGCGCGGACAATCCGGCGCACGTCCTGTATCACGTCGAAGCGACCGATCCGACCTGGCCGCTCCAGGGCGTGTTGTTCTCGGCGCGGTACGAGAATCAATCCGCGTCGACGATTGCGGCGGATCTATTGACGCGGGCGCCGGCGGGGTATAGCGGCGTGATCCAGGCTGGCTTGCCGGTGCTCGACACGCTGTCGTTCACGAATACGACGCTGATGGATGCGTTCGTGCAGTTGGCGAAACGCATCGGCGGCTACACGCTCTGCGATTACCTGGCGCGGGTGCATCTGTTCACGACGGATGACGGGACGGCGGCGCCGCGGGCGCTCTACGCGGATCATCCGTCGCTGGCCGGCGTCTCGTACGTGCGGGATCTGACGCAAATCATCACGCGGGCGATCGTGGAAGGCGGCGGCGTCAACGCGCTGGCGCCGGTGCCGCCGGGGTCGCCGGTGCTGCCGGTCGAGACGGTCGCCTGGTATGCGCCGGGCGGCGGGTATGTCCGGAGCGGCGCGCAACGGATCCAATATGCGGGCGTGACGGCGGGCGGCGCCGGGAGTTTCGCCGGCACGGGCGTGACGCCGACGACGGCGCCGGCGGTGACGGCGACGATCGGGACGAGTCCGGTCGAGCTCGGGGCGCATAGCTACGCGTATACCTGGGTGACGGGCGTGGGGGAAACGTTGCCGAGTCCGTTGGGGACGGTGACGCTCGGGGCGCCGGCGCTCCCGGCGGCGGTCGACGTGGCGGCGATCCTGAACGTCACGAGCGGGCTCGTGATTGGCGTCACGTATACGTATACCTATGCCTGGTCCTACGTGGCGAGCGATACCGACGTGTCGCAAGTGTCGGCGGTGCAACCGGACACGCGATCGGCGGTGTGTCAGGCGTGGCAGAAACCCTCGAGCCTGGCGACGCCGGGCGCGGCGCCGGGCCTGGCGTACGATCGCGCGACGACGGGCGCGGTCGATCTGGGGTCGCACTGGTACGCGTACACGTTCGTGACGGCGATTGGGGAGTCGCTGCCGTCGCCGGCGCCGGCGATTACGCTGGCCGACATTCCGCCGCCGACGACGGCGCCGGTGTGGGCGTCGGTCAAGGCGGGATCGGCCTGGGCGCCGGATCCCTCGCATGGGTTTGTGATCGGCGCGACGGTGCGCGTCGGCGTGGTGGTTGGGTATGCCGTGGCCACGCCCGGCACGCCGGTCAGCGCGATCGGGCCGGCGTCGGCGGCGTTCACCTTGGCGCAGGCGGCCGGGTTTCCCGCCGGCCAGATCCGCGTCGAGCAATTCACCTGTCCGCGGACGAACGACGCGCAAGCGACGAGCGGCACGCTCTACGCGAGCGCCTGGAACGGGGGCGCCGGGGCGTGGGATCCGTGGTATCCGACCGGCGTGCCGTATAACAACGCGGCGCCGGGGACGGTGCTCGTCGATTTCGATCGCCCGCCGGGGACGGCGTACCCGTTGCCGCCGGCGGCGCCGTGGAGTCGCGTCCTGGTGTCCGGCCTGGCGGCGGGATCGGGCGGCGTCACGGGGCGCAAGATCTACCGCACGGCGGCGGGCGGCGGGGTGTTGCGGTGGCTGGCGACGATCGCGAACACGACGGCGACGACCTACAGCGACGGGGCGCCGGATAGTAGTCTCGGCGCCGAACCGCCGACCGCGGCGCTCGATACGGTGCCGGGCGGCATCACCTGGGCGCCGTATCCGGGGGCGTGGGATCCGGCGGCGAAGCGGTTGCTCGCGTTCCGGGCGCTGGCCGGACAATGGCGGCTCGTGAAAGCGTTGCCGGTCGGGCAGGCCTGGACGATCGGCACGTATCGCGACACGGTGAGCGACGCGGCGATCGCGGCGGATCCGGCGACGTATCCGGCGAATCCGGCGCCGGGCGCCGGGAATGCGACGCTGGGGCGGGCGGTCGTGAGCGGCGTCGCGCCGGGACCGGCCGGCGGCGTCGGGGTCACGGCGCGCCGGATCTACCGCACGGCGGCGGGCGGCGCGCAATTGAAACTCTGGGCGACGCTGGCGGATAACACATCCACGACGGTGCCGGGGTATGACGCGACGCCGGACGCGAGTCTCGGGGCGACGGCGCCGACGTCGGATACGGCCGGCGTGATCCAGACGGCGAAGTTTGTCTCGGCCGGATCGACCGAGTTGCCGGTCACGAGCACGGCGCCGTTCAGTGACACGGGCGGGTATGTGCAGGTGGGCACGCAAGTGATCGGGTATCGCGGGCGCTCGAGCACGGCGCTAACGGGGGTGCCGGCGACGGGGGACAACGCGATCGGCACGTCGATTCCCTGGGGCACGCCGGTGACGACGGCGCCGGCGCTGATCGGGATCCCGGCGACGGGGGCCGGCGCGATCCGGTGGGCGCTGCTCCGCGGCGATCCGGTGAATGTCGTCGTGATCGTCGACGATTTGCCGGCACAAGCGGCGCTCGCGGCGCTGCTCGGCGGCGGGGACGGCGTGCGGGAGTCGCTGTTGGCGGACGGGCGGATCGGGTTGACGGAGGCGGCGGCGCGCGGGCGGGCGCTGCTCGCGGCGAATAAAGCCGTGCGCGAAACGGTGGCGTATCGGTCGCGCGATCCGAACACGCGATCGGGGGCGCAGATCGTCGTGGATCTGCCGGCGCCGACCGACATCCACGGGACGTATCGGATTCAGGACGTCGGGATCACGCGGTTTCACGCGCGCGGCCTCGTGCCGCCGACGTATGAGACGCGCGCCAGCTCGCAGCAATTCACGTTTGAGGATTGGATCCGGCAATTGGCGCGGACGCAGGCGCCGCCGGCGACGGGAGAATAGGGATGCCGATCAATCGGGCGCCGTTTAACGCGCTGGTCGATGACGACGGGAGCAACAGTCTTGGCACGCCGTGGAATAAAGCGGCGATCGCGGGCGTGATCCTGGATCCGGTGGATGCGGCGCTGACGCAGGCGTGGCAAACGGTGCCGTTTAGCGCGGCGAATTTTTCCGCCGCGGCGCCGCTGGTGTGGACGGTCGGATCGGCGGCGGTGATCCGGAACCGCTATACGCTCAGCGGCAAGATCCTGTTTTGGAGTATCTATCTCTCGTGGTTTAGCGGCGGCAATGTGCTGAGCGGATCCGCCGGGCCGGCGCTCTATCTGACGCTCCCGGCGGGGCTGTCGGGGCAAGCCCAAAGCGTGACGATCGATTTTACCGCGGGGATCGCGGGGATCCCGGCGTCGGCGGGGCTCTACGGGTCCCCGAATAATACGCGGCTCGAGCTGTCGAAAAGCGTGGGCGGCAATTTTGCGGTCACGGACGTGCCGGGCATGAACTTCAATATCTGGATCGAGACCACCTGATGGCGCAGCCCTTTCCCCCGCAAGGCGATCAACACCAGTACACGGAGCGTCCGCTGAAGATCTATGGCGAACAGTGCGTCGCGGGCGGGCCGCTGCCGGTGGGCGTCCAGACGACGGCGCCGGGCGGCGCGACGACCCCGCCGTACGTGATCGACGCGGCCGGGCGGTATTGGCCGGTGCCGGTCGGGGCGTGGGTTGTCTCGAGTCGGTATAGCGGGGCGGTGCTCGAGGTGCTGTCGGACGAGGAATTTACGGAGCGGTTTGGGGGCGGCGGCGGGCCGACGGGGCTGCCGACGGGGGGCTAGGGCGGAAGGGATGGGCGGAAGCCGCCGCAAGGTGTGGGACGGTCAGGAGTTAGGGCGTGGGGGATCCGGCTCCTAAGCGGTAGGTCGTTGGTTCAAATCCAACCGGGCGCACCATTAAATCCTCAATAAAACTGCGCTGTTTCGGTTTAACTTCGCGTTGACTTCCGCGCTCGGCTGTTTCGTCTGACTCTGAAAAACTCCTAACAAATCCGACCATATCCACAACAGTGCGCGGAAGAAGTGCGCGGAAGTTTTCCCGGGCGATGGGCCGGTATCGGCCGGGCTGGATCTGGCAGTACTGCCGGTTGGCGGCGCTGGTCATTTACAGGTATACGATTACGGTTTCCGAATGGCTGGCGCTCGGGGGACGATTTGGGACGATTGGGGACGATTGGGGACGCGATCCAAAACTGTCCGAAAAAGTCCCTTGACTGTCCGTCAGTGTGTGAGGGGCGATTCTGGGGCCGTGGGCGCCGCCTGGGCGGGCTTTCCCTGGCGGGCGGCATGGGCGGCGGCAATGGCGGCGCCGGCGGCTCTAAGGCGCTCGGGGACGGCGCCTTGGGCATAGCGGCGCGTCGTGCGGGCGTCGGCGTGGTCGAGGAGCTCTTGCGTCGCGGGGAGGCTGCCGGTTTGCTGGTACGCGAACGTGCCGAACGAATGCCGGAGATCGTAGGGGCGCATCCTGGCGGCGTGCGACACGTCCAGATCGGGGCGGCTCTGGCGGAGTTTGGCGACGGCGCGATCGCGGGCGCCGATGAACCGTTTCCAGAGACTCGCCTTACTCGGGACGGTTTCCCAACAGTCCGCGCGGTCGAACGCGCGGAACGCTTCGAGCGCTTCGGGGCCGATCGGTTTGATGGCGGGGAGGGTCCCGGCGCCTTTCTTGCGGCCGGGGACGAGGATCGTGCTGGCGATCCAATCGACGTTGGCGCGGGGGAGGGTCCAGAGTTGCGCGGGTGTGAGCGGCGCGTACGCGAGCACGCGGAGGCGGGCTTTCGTTTTCGACGGCGGGCGCGTGGCGCCTTTTGCGGTGCCGGTGTCGCGGAGCTCCGCCAAGATCGCATCGATAATGTCGTACGAGACGTGCCGGATCATGGCTGGCGGCTCGGCAAACTTCGGAATATCGCGCACGGGGTTGGGCGCGTTTTTCCCATCCAGCACGGTGAACAGGTGCGAGATGGCCGTGCGATAGTCGTTCTTGAGGGACGCGGACGCGGGGTGGGACGGTTTGCCTTTCTGGGCGACGGTCCAAATCGTATTCAGGGCGCGGCGGAGTTCGTCATGCTTCAGCGTGTCCCGGCGGCGGTTGGGAAACTGCGCGATGAGCCAATCGAAGTGCTGGCGCCGGGCTTGGGTGATGTTTTTCGACAGTGTGGCGGTTTTGAAGTACAGCCGCACATCGGCGGACAGTGTGCCGCGGCGCGTGTTGGCGTGGGGATCCTTGGCGCGATCGGTGAGGAGTCGCGCACGTTCGCGGGCCTGGCACGCGCGGAGCACATCGCGATCGGTGTCCAGCGGGTAGCGGTGCTCGGGGCTGCGGCGGGCGGTTTTGCCGGATCCGATCCGGACGATCACGGCATACCCGTAGGCGTCCTGATAGATGCCGGGCTCGAGGGTGATCCGGGCGGCGCGTGTCGGGCGGGGCGTGGTCATGGATTCGATTATACCGAATCCGTATAGGCGGCGGCGACCGAGAACAGGGGGCGGCGATGGCGGCGGCGATCCAGCGGCGATCGATGCGACTGAGCCCGGCGGAAATCCAGCAGATCCGGCGCCAACGGCAATTATCCCCGGCGCAGCAACGGGTGATCCAGCGGACTACTTTCGTGATTTACCGCGAGCACGTACTCGGGACGACATGGCATCCGATACCTGTAAAAGTGTCTGACGCGCGTCGGGCCGGCACGCGCGATAGTTCAGAATCAAGCGCGCCTCGTCCGGCGATGGCGGCACGAGGAGCAGTTCCGCGATCGTGTGGCTGAACACGCCGGCCATTTGCTCCAGCGTCGTCAAATCCGCGTCAAACTCCCCGGCTAAATAACGGGACATCCACGCCTGGTTGCGGCCGATCGCGGTCGCCAGTTGCGTCTGTGTCAGGCCCGTCGTGTCGATCCAACGTCGGATCTGACTGCGGGCGGTTTCATCCAAGGACATGACAGTACGGCGGCGCGCGCGCGGCTCAGGCATGGGCGCGCAGACTCTACCGCACTATACGCATTGTGCATAACTGTTGACAGACCGTTTCTGTAAGGGTATATGCATATGCGAAATGGGAAAGCGTGTGCAACCGCGGGCACGTCGGTATGCGTCGCTGGCGGCCTATCTGGCGGCGTCGGGCGTCTCGCAAGAACGGCTGGCGGCCTGGGTCGGAACCTCACAAGCGCATATCTCGCGGATTGCGGCCGGGCGCGTCGTGCCGGCGCCGGCGCTCGCGCTGAAGCTCGCGACGATCGCGCGCGTGCCGTTGGCGTCGTTTACGCGCGCGTATCTGGCGCGGCATGAGGGGGCGGCATGAGCGGCGCGGAGCTCGAGGCGATCACGCCGGCGCTCGAGGCGCCGGATCCGAATCCGGACGACGCGGCGGCGCTCGAGGCGTCCCTCGCGCGCGCGAAGGCTGGCGCGCTGCTCGACGTGTCCGATATGCAACGGATTTTCCGGATCCGGAGTGCGTCGACATTCTTCGGATTGCAAAAGCGCGGGCTGTTCGATCCGTTTCGCGTCGCGTTTCCGGTCGGGACGGCGCGGTACTCGGGCGTGCTGGTGCAACGCTATCTCGAGGGGTTGGACGTGGGCGAATCGGGCCGCAATTTCTTCGGGCGCAAACGGCGGACGGCGAAGGCGGGGCTCTGATGTTGCGGCCGATCGTGGTGTCCCATAGTGCCGATCCGGATCGACCGACGATCGACGGCGTGACGGTCGCGCGGTGTGGGGCGCTGATGCCGGCGCGGAGCTCGAGCGGCGATCCGATCTGTCTGACGTGTCGGTGCGCGCTCGGCCTGGTGGCGGTGACGGATCCGGTGGTCCTGGCGTGTCGGCGGTGTGGGGAAGATCGGCTGGTGGAACTCGAGGCGCGGACGGCGTGTTGTGCGGTGTGCGGCTATGCGTGGCGGGTGCTGGCGTGAAACCTATGACGGGCGAATTCTTTTACGTCGATCGGTGGCTGGCCTCGAGTGCATTCGCGCTGCCGATTGAGGTCCGCGGGCTTTATCGCGAAATGTTATCGCGCGCGTGGCTGAACGGCGCGAAATTGCCGAATAACCACGAAGCGATCCAGCGGTTGATCGGCGCGAGTGCGGCGGAATGGCGCCGGTGCTGGCCGTTGGTCGCGAAGTACTGGCGGATCGACGGCGCGGACATGGTGAACGATGTCCAGCGTCAGATTTATGCGGCGTCGCTGGCGCGGTCGGCGCGCGCGCGGCATGGCGCGGCATCCAAAGCGCGACGCTCAGCGAGTGTGCTCGCGCGCGTGAAGGGATGACGCCTAATAGGTGCTCAATGAGTGCTCCACGCGCTGCTTACATAGTGCTCGCGCCGCTGCTGAAAGCCTGCTCACGCGTCACGCAAATCTCTGCGATCGACGATTTGAGCAACCGCATCTCTTATCTCTTATCTCTTTGTAGCATTTGGGTACTTGTGAGATAGGGCGTGTGGAAAAGTCGAGCATTTCGCCATGAACGGAAACGGGTCAAGCACTTACGTTGTGGAAAAGCCTGTGGATGACGTGATCCGAATCATCGCGAATCCGCTGTGCATCTGGCGGATCCATTGCGGCGGCATGGCGCGGATCGGCGTCGCGATCCGGAATGCGGCGGGGACGTGTGAACACCGGACGATCGATTGCCTGAAATGCGGGCGACGGGTGGGGCTCCAGAGTCGGAACCTGGAAGCGCGATGAAACCGGTGACACGACGCGACCGGCTGGCGGCGATCGGACGCGAGGATGCGCGGAATCGCTGCGCCTGGTGCCGGATCAATCTGCTCACGGTCGACGGGCCGATCGTCGTGACGCTCGAGGGGCGGCGGTTCTGCTCGGATGGGTGTTTCGAGAGTTCGCAACAGTGGGACGCGTTCCAAGAGGAAAAGAGGCTGGCTAAATGAGTGATTTGTATTTCTACACGACACCAATCGGCGCGGCACTCACGCTGACGCTCGATCACGGCGCGATTGTGTTGCCGGGCGTACCAGGGACGGCGAACGGACGCGACGACGCGCAACGGGTGACGCTGCCGCCGGGGACGATCTGGCAAGGGGCGACGCTCGAGGTGTCGGCGGAGTCGACGGATCCGGCGT